GTCGTTAATGTGGAGGCCAACAAAATCGTCCGCTGGGTCATGGACAAGCTCGGCGTCGTCCCGGCGCTGGCCTTGCTTAAAGTAGCAGCCTCCGGCATTATGCTGGCCGCCGTCATCCTGTCGCCGATATTGACCGGATACGCCCTGATTGCCCTGTGTGCGCTTTATGCCTGGGTGATTATCAACAACATCCGGGCGATCCGGGCATCCGGGGGCAAACCATGAATCCGTTTGAATTTTGGTGGATCTTCTGGGCCACCTGGCTGCGCCTGTTTGTGAACGACGAAGAGGTCCGCGCCCTGCGCAACTGCCACAACACAAATGCCTACCGGCTGGACAGAATCGAGGCTGCATTGCGAAATGAGGGCATTTCCGGCTGAAAACGGTTGACAAATGTTGACAAAAGCCTCGCGGGCGCAAAAAAAGGATTCCAGTATAACTGCCGGAATCCTTTTTGTTTTTTGGTGGGCCGTGCGGGGATTGAACCCGCGGCCAACGGATTAAAAGTCCTTACCATTTTTTTCATTAAATTTAAAAATACCTCTTGACATTTAATTAAAATTCTTTTACTCATATCTCCAACATCATCAAGCCCGTTTAGGAGCTGGCAATGGCAAAACCAATATTTCCCTTCGCCCACGCATACAGTCTGAAGAAAAAGTACGTGACTATTTGGGGCGCCTTCCGCAATGGGGAGATCAAAGTCCACCGTGATCGTCTCCTTGATTTTGCACAAAGTCTAAAACGAACTCATCGCATATTTCAATCGGCAGCACGTTCCCAGGCGAAGGCTTCCTCTTTACCTTGTGAGTCTTTAAAAAAAGAAAAACAGCGTCCCGCGCCTGTTCGTCGGTCAAAACGCGCGGGCACACGACCTGAAAACAAACCCCGTTCACGGGAATGATCGTCGGATGAATGATTTTATCCATAAGGCGCCAAAAATGAGAGTAATCGAAAATCAATATATTATCAATAGAAAAGTTATCATGCTCAAAACGGGGCACAGCCTCGGGTCGCTGGCGGAACACGTCGGCCACACGAAACAGGCTGTGTCCCAAGCCATCCAGGGGCGCAGCACGTCGCTGCGGATCCACCGGAAGATCGCGGAAGTTCTGAACGTCCGCCTGGTGGATTTCTGGCCGGAACTCTACGGCGAACCAACCACAACAACTACTACTACGCAAGGGGGCGACATCCGTGTTGGATAGAATTATGATGAACTTGACGGACATAGACAAATTGGATGAAACCTTCACCTTCCGCCTTCCGGAAGCTACCAAGAAGCAGATTGACAAGCTGCCTCCAGAATTAAAAAAGAAATTAAGCATCAAACTTCTCCTCTCCGTAGCCGAAATTCTACACGAATCTGATTTCGACCCGCGGCGCTATTTAAGCACAAAAGAAACTTATTAAAAACGTGTTCATTGTGGACTTTGTTATGACCGCTGAACAGAAAATAAACTACCTGGAAAAGAAGATCGCAACGCTGGAGGCGCAGATCGCGCACATCACCAGGCATTTCCGCCTGGAGCCAAAGCGCGAAGAGCTGGACGAGGCCATTGATGCCCTGGCCGCCAGAGGCGATGTTTCGGCCCTGAACGATTATCTCCAGCGCGGCGGGAAGCTGCCGGCCTAGAAAGGAGTTTTTATGGGAGCCATCGGTTTTGTTTTCCTTTGGATATTGATCATCTGCGTCGCGGTCGCCATCTCGCGGTGGGTGTTCCGGATCAACGACATCATCAACAAGCTGGACGCCATCGTGCAAAACCTTCAGGCGCTGAACGCCAAGAGCGGGAGGCCCGCCGCATGACCTACGTTGAACTGGCCAAAACCATCGGCGAGCTGGTGGAAATGAAGAACGAGGCTTATGGCGATTCGTTCCACCAGGCGGGCCGCATCCTGGAAATACTTTACCCGCAAGGCATCCAGCCGGACCAGTATCATCGCGTGCTCTACACGGCCCGCGTCATCGACAAACTGTTTCGCCTGGCGACGGCGCCGGACGCATTCGGCGAGGACCCGACGCGCGACATCGCCGGGTATTCCATTTTGATGTGCGGCAAGGGGGAAAATCCATGAAATATATTTATCGGCAAATTGCAGACAATGACCCAGTGAGCGTTCCGGTCATGAAAGGGATCGCTGCCGTGTGCGCGATGATTGCCGTCTTGATGGTTTTAATGGCGGCGCTGACGATTTGGAATCAGCCGAACCCGGTTAGCAACGGCAATATTGTCTATGAGGCCGACCCGGATTGGGTTGCAGAACAAAAGCGCCTGGCCCGCAAGCACGGCCCCGGGCATGTGATCATCCAAGGCATCAACGGAATGCGTAACCGGCAACATGGTTGCCCTCAACCGCATGGCCGTGGCGCTCAAAGGGACAATGAATATTCCCGGCGTCAAAGCATATTCGAGGCGCGTATGACCCAAATCGAACGTGACATAAAGCTACTGCGGGAAAAATACGGCGACATGAAAACCATCAAGACAGCGGAGGCGATCCTGCGGCTGGTCGCCTTCGCGGAACGACACAAGGACTGTGATGTTAATAAACGACCACTTCCAAAACTTTAAAGTTTACGGAATACCAAAAGCTCAACTTGTTATTGCCGACATCCCTTATAACGTGGGCAAAAACGCTTATGGCTCTAACCCAAGCTGGTATGTTGACGGGAACAACAAGAACGGTCAAAGCGATCTTGCAGGAAAAGATTTTTTTGACACGGATAAAGATTTCAAACCTGCCGAGTTTATGCACTTTTGTAGTAAAATGTTAAGGCCGGAGCCAAAAGAAAAAGGGAAGGCCCCATGCATGATTGTGTTTTGCGAATTTGAACAGCAATTTTATTTAATCGAGCTGGCACGAAGATACGGCATAAACAATTATATCAACCTGGTGTTCAGGAAAAACTTTTCGGCGCAAGTCCTGAAGGCAAACATGAGAATTGTCGGGAACGCTGAATATGCGCTTTTGCTGTACCGTGACAAACTTCCCAAATTTAACAACAACGGGAAAATGGTTTTTAATGTCATGGATTGGACAAAAGATAGTGATAGCGAAAAAATACATCCGACGCAGAAACCTGTTGGACTACTTAAAACGCTTATCCAGATTTTCACCGATGAGGGCGACGTTGTTATTGACCCGGTGGCCGGCAGTGGCTCAACGCTTGTTGCCGCGATTGAGTGCAATCGTAAAGCGTTCGGATTTGAGATTAAAAAAGATTTTTTTGCAAAAGCGAACGAATGGATACGGCGCACGGAGGCGCAAGGACAACTGTTTAAAGATCACCATCGAAAACAATGGACCGGAGAGCAGCTGTCTATTTAATTTTTGGGAGCATTGACAATGGCAAATCAGGGAAACAAGGACGGCTGGAGAACCAAGGGGAATAAGCAGCTTCGGACAAAAGAGATCGTGCGGGCGTGTCAGTTATCAAAGGATTTAGACAGCCAGGGCGTCCCGCACGAAATCATTATCCGTTGTTCCATTATGAACCGGGCGAGACTCCCTATTATTACTGCGGAGAAAACAAGGATCGCAAATGTTCGTTTATGTAGTCGCCGATAAGAAACCGGGCGGTCCATTGGCGCGGCAAGGCGCGGATGATCCGGAATCCTTCTCCCGGAAGCCCGCGCTCCGCCCGGTCAAGTCACCAGCGGCAGGCCCGCACCGGCGGCGGGGAACGTCAACCATAAATTTGAAGGGGAATTAAAAATACGCTCCAATTGTATGATAGCCGGTCGCCGGCCGGCGTTAAAAATAACAAAGATGTCATTCCCGCAAATGCGGGGACCCAGGAGACCGACATGACACCAAAACCGGAAGCATTATTCAGATGGGGCACGGCGCCGCGCAGGCTGTACGACACGCTGGCGACGTGCGGCGAGGTCACGAATTATCAGATCGTGCGCGACTTGCACATCCTGGCTTACGGAAACGTGATCGGCAAGGTCCGCCGGGCCGTCCGGCCTTACGGCCTGGACGTCGCCATCCGCCGATACGGCCCAGGGGTTTTCGGCTACCGGCTGGCGATCGCAAAAGCGGAGGCGGACTAATGGATATATTGACTCTTGTGTGTACGGTTTGGGCGATTTTCCTGGCCGGATTCCTGGTCGGATATTGCCTTTGCGCTCTATTGAGCGTCAACAAGATACAACAGCAGCCCGACGAAATCGGGCGCGAGGAGGCGAAATCATGAAAACCATGATGGTCAACCCAGTGTACGCGGTCCCGGTTATGTTCACGCTGATCCTGGCCGGCCTGGCCGTGTGGATGGAATACCGCCCGGAAATCCAGGACGCCCTGCGCACGGCGCAAAATTTTATTTTCGGGTGAGAGAGGAATAAAAATCATGAACGTGATCGATGTCAAAGACGGCGGCCTGGCGGTCGCCAAAACAGACACTCGCAGCATCACCGTCGGCGTGATCCAGCTTGTTGTCGCCGCCGGTGATGCGGAGCCGGAAACGATCACGGGCTACTGCCGGCGGGAAGCAAAGCAGGGGATCCTGAACGTCATCAAACAGATCATCTGGGA